GCAGTAACAGGTAACGAATTCTCATCGAGATTCAACCTTGATTACTTCGAGAACAAGGCTGTTCCCCGTTATGTTATCGTTATTAAGGGTGGTAATCTCTCTGCAAGGTCAGAGCAGCAGATTCTAGAGTTTTTCCAGGCTTCCCTAAAGGGTAAGAATCACAGGACACTCTACGTTCCTCTGCCAGCAGATGAAGAAGGCAAGAAGGTCTCATTCGAGATGAAGCCTGTTGAGACTGGAACTCAGGACTCTTCATTCAATAACTACCGAAAGGGAAACCTGAATGAAATCCTTATGGCACACGGTGTTCCTATTTCCAAGGTATCGCTTGGTGAAGGCGTTTCTCTGGCGGCTGCTAGAGATGCAGACAAGACTTTCAAGGAACAGGTATGTCGTCCAGAACAGAGAATTCTCGAAAAGAAGCTCAACAAGATGGTAAAGGAGCTTACTGACGTATTCACCTTGAAGTTGAACGAGCTTTCATTGACTGACGAAGATACTCAGTCAAAGATTGATGAGCGTTACCTACGTCTTGGCACATACGTACCAAATGAGGTTCGTGCGCGTCAGGGTCTACCCGGTTTGAAGGGTGGAGACAAGCCAGTGGAACTTAAGCCTCAGCAGGCGGCAGAGCAAAAGACACAGGCTTCGGGAAACAGGAAGAGGGACCAGGAACGTACAGCAAATTCAACGGACTCCGCTTCTTCTACAAATTCAAGAAATCCTCAAGGAGAGGGGAGACAGTCCGCCTAACATAAATGCTAACACTTCTTAGAAGGGCTTTGGAAACTCTGGCAATCGCATTGTCAAGACCAATCAACAAAGTCGCGGCTGTGACTTTGTCAATCTACACATTTCTCTGGGGGTGTTGGATTGCCAACCCCTTCTGGAATGTGTTTGAGCACGCAAAGGTTTACTCATGGCTTTCGGGCATCGCCCCGGAAACAGTTTGGGGTGGAATTGCTATCGCCGTAGGAATCATTATGACTTACGGCGTAATCCGCAGTTCATACAATTCATTGACGATTGGAGCGTTCATCGGTTTTATTCATTGGTTGGTTATTTCAATGGGATATTTCGCCGGGGATTGGCAGAACACAGGTGGTCTAACCTCTGCTGCTATGGCAATTTACTGCGCCGCTATCTACCTAAACGTGCGATTCATTCATTTCCAAGAAACTCACCAGGAATAATTTGCCTTTTTAAAAGGCGACTGATATTATCTAATCATGGAGATTAAGAAGGCTCAGTGGACTTCCGATGGCGACAATGTTCGTCTTACGATGCCACTTTCCAAGGTTGACAAGGAGAACCGCCTGGTTTCAGGTTGGGCTTCTCTCGACAACGCTGACAGCCAAGGAGACGTAGTTCTCAAGGAGGCCAACCAGCGTGCATTCAGCCGTTTCCGTGGAAACATCCGTGAAATGCATCAGCCTATTGCTGTTGGACGCATGGTTGATTTCAGGGAAGACTCCTACTTCGACCAGGAGACACAGAAGTTCTATAACGGAATTTTCGTTACGGTATATGTGTCTAAGGGCGCGCAGGATACTTGGGAGAAGGTTCTTGATGGAACGCTCCAGGGATTTTCTATCGGCGGTGCGATTAAGGATGCTGAAACTCAGTGGGTAAAGGACGCTAACGCGACCATTCGCTTTGTTAAGGATTATGAGCTAGTCGAGCTAAGCTTGGTAGATTCTCCAGCTAACCAATTGGCTAATGTATTCAGCATTACCAAGGCTGCCGATGGTAGTCAGGTAATGAAGGGTATGGTAGCAGATACTCGCTCAGAGAACGTATTCTATTGCGAGTCAGATGGGATTGCTAAGACATCCTCCGAAGATTCAGCATCTTGCGGGAACTGCGGTTCCTCAATGCAGAATATCGGATGGTTTGAGTACGGTACCGAAGAAGAGAAGACTGAAAAGTTTAAGACTCTTCTTGCTGGTCGTAATTCTTCTAACACGAGCGGTTCAGAAGAACCAATCGCTAAGCAGGAAAATCCTGCACAAAACGAAGGAGGTGTAATCGTGGCAGAAGAGAACAAGACTCCTGAGACTGAGGTTGAGGCTGGCTCTACGACAACTGAGGTAAACGAGGTTGCTGAAGAGGGTAAGGCTGAGACGGAGGTTGAGTCAAGCACGGAAGCAGTAGCAGAGAAGGCCGATGAGGAAAAGGCTGAGAAGGCAGCGGACAATTCAGAAGTAGAGCCAGAGGCTGATATTTCAAAGATGTTTGGTGACCTACAGAGTGCTATTGAGTCTGGCCTTGAGAAGAATGCAAAGGCAGCCGATGAGGCTATCGAGAAGGCAACTAAGGCATTCGAGAGCAAGGTAGAAGAGCTAGTCGCTAAGCACGACGAGCTAACCAATAAGTTTGAGTCTCTAAAGACTGACATTGGCGGCGTTGAAAAGCGTCTTGACAGTGTAGAATCTGAGACTGCGATTAAGAAGTCCGGCGACCTTGGCGGGTCAACGGAAGATACCCTACAGAAGAGTAAGGGTTCTAAGTGGGGCGGGCGCTTCCTCGGCCTTTCCGACCTACAGTAATAAATTCCTAGGAAATATGGAGGTGACACAAACGAATGAGCAATAACACAGAAATGCTAGAGAAGGTTATCCGTACTACCGAGGTTGGTTCCGGTGGTGGTGGTCTTCTTAATGCAGAACAGGCAGACCGTTTCATTGACTACATGTGGGACGCTACGGTACTTGGTTCACAGGTACGTACAATCCGCATGCGTGCAACGGAGCAGGACATCGACAAGGTTGGTGTTGGTGAGCGTCTAATGAGAGTTGCTACCGAGGCTGTTGACGATGGTGTCAACGCAGGAGCAACATTCACGAAGATTTCCCTAACGACCAAGAAGTTGCGTCTTGACTGGGAGCTTTCAACAGAGTCTCTTGAAGACAACATTGAGGGCGACGCTCTTGAGGACCACATTGCGCGTCTCATGGCTACTCAGGCAGGTAACGACATTGAGGACGTTGCTATCAACGGTAACACCGCACTCACATCAGACCCGCTAATGAAGGCATTCGACGGATGGCGTAAGCTAGCCGTTGCGGGTGGACACGTTGTTGACCACGCTGGTGGCGCACTTAACCGTGCTGCTGCTAACAAGGCCCTTAAGGCTATGCCACGTAAGTACATGCAGCGTCGTAATGGACTTAAGTTCTTCACCGGTTCAAACCTAATTCAGGATTACCTATACGGTCTTACTCAGACTGCATCTGGCCTAATTAGCCTTGAGCAGGTTGCACAGAATGTAACCCAGAATGGTGTACGCACCGAAGGTGCTGCTGGATTTACTAGCCAGTCTATCTTTGGAGTACCTGTACAGGAAGTTCCACTGTTCCTTGAGACTGTTGACGGAGATTACTCCGGAGCCGCTGGTGACCACGGTGACCTATGGCTAACATTCCCACAGAACATGCTTTGGGGAGTAAAGCGAGAGATTCAGGTCTATCGTGAGTTCAAGCCAAAGAAGGACACCATCGAGTACACAATGTACTGCCGTGTTGGTACACAGATTGAGAACGCTGACGCTTTCGTTGTTGTAAAGAACATCAAGGTTTCTGCATAAGATTCTGTCCAATGAAACCCCGCCCCTTAATCCGGGCGGGGTTTCGTCTTTTTCTAAATCGTCTGCTATAATGAAATCAATACAGGAGGATATACCTAAAAATGAGTTTTGAATCACTGAAGAAGGAAGACCTTCTCAAGATTGCCGATGAGTATGGCGTAGACGCAAAGCCTAGTGACAACAAGGCTGTAATCATTGCTGCCTTGGCAGAGGATGGTGTTGTCTGGGATGACGTTGCCAAGATGGACAATGTTGTTGCAGAACAGGATGCGCTACTTAAGGAAGAGAAGGCTGAAGCAAAGGCCAATGGCCCAAAGCAGCTTTTGAAGATGCTTCGCGCGAATAGTTCTTATGAGATTCGTGGAATCAAGTTCACGAGAGAGCACCCATTTGCTCTTGTCGCTGAGGACGACGCTGAGTACATCGTAGAGAATGACCCTAATGGATTCCGTTATGCAACGCCTAAGGAGGCAGCGGAATACTATGGCTGATATTGTCTTTCCAGGAATGGCAGCAGGGGGTCCTCTAGGACAGGATTACCTTCCTGCCAATTATGACCTCGTGCTGTACAAGGGAGACTATTTCAGCATGAGCCTTACGTTCAAGAATCCAGACGATAGTCCAATGGACCTAACTGGATATACCGCGCAATGCAGTATTAGAACTGGCATTGGCGTAGACGAATCTTTCGATGCAACACTTACCATCACCCCATTGCAGGGAAAGGTTGATGTTCTCTTTCCTAGCACTGTAACTACCACAATTGCCGCCGGGGATTATGTCTGGGACTTCCAGCTAACAAATCCTGATGATAATGTGCGTACATATTTCGCGGGTGATGTGAAGGTTTACGGAGAGGTGACACAGTGACGACCCCAACAGGTCCAATCACCGTAGAGATTACCACACAGGAGTCTGGGACAGTTCATGTAACCCAGACTCCTGCTCCGGGTCTTTCACTAGCTACAAGTGGGCCACAAGGTGCTCCGGGAACGCGAATCTTCAAGACGAATGGACAGCCAAGTAATAGCGTAGGTCTCGCAGGTGATTATGCGATTGACACGAATACTGGCAGATTCTATGGACCCAAGGTATCCAACACATGGCCAACCTGGTCACAAATCCCAACCATCACGGAAACCGGATGGCATCCTGCTGGTCAGGCTGCATTTAACAGCGCTGATATTTACCTCACAGAGGCAGGCGGAGGCTTTGGTGGTGGAGCCCTGTGGTTCGGTTCATCGCAGGCTTCTAATGGAGTAGATGTAACCTTTGACTTCGAAATGAGCGGTGGCTCGGGTGCTGACGGTATCGCATTTGCATTTGCTGATTCTGCCACATCAAATACATTTGTTGGTGGTGGAGGTGGAGACCTAGGTATTGTCGGAGTAAATTCCGTGGCGGTGGCTTTTGTTTCCTCTCCAACAGAGAAGGCAAAGATTGTTACCACTACAGCTACTACAATGACTACAGTAGTCGAGTCAGGAACTCTTGACCTACGACCAAATCCAGTAACAGTAAGAATTAAGTACGATGGAACAAAGCTTACTGTTTGGATTGATGGTACTCAGACATTTGACCAGACAATTTCTATTCCTGCGAATTCTAAGCTTGGATTCACTGCTGCCAATGGTGGTTCGGATGATAACCACATTGTAAGAAACGTTTCCTTCGTTCCTTCTGGCGGAATGCTTATGAAGGGTGATAAGGGAGATTCTGGACCTACAGGAGCTACCGGCGCAGCGGGTACCGATGGAACAAATGGTTCTGCTGGACCAGCGAACACGCTTTCAATTGGAACGGTAACCACAGGAGCGGCGGGTTCTTCTGCTAGCTCCTCTATTACAGGCACATCGCCCACACAGACTTTGAATCTCACTATTCCAAGAGGGGATGCTGGGGTTAAGGGAGATAAGGGTGACACTGGAGATACCGGAACGAACAACACAATCATTGTTCGAAAGACAGCAGATGAAGCAGTAACCAGTTCGACTACAGTTCAGGATGACGACCATTTGGTAATTGCTGTTGCCGCTAATTCAGTTTATGCAATTGATTCATTCATGATGTTTGATTCAGACCCCGCAGCAGATATCAAATTTACATTCACTGGACCAGCAGGCTCAACTATTTACTACACTTCTGATGGTGTTTCTGCCGGAAATACAAATAACATCGGAAGCATCAAGATGGATGCAAATGCTGGTGGCGTAGAAACAGTCCTTGGCGGATTTGTTGGCACAAGAACAACGATGCGTCCAGCAGGAGTCTTGGTAACCAGCGGAACCGCAGGAAATCTCACGTTCCGATGGGCACAGAATGCTTCATCAGCCACACCAACAAACCTCTACGCCAATTCATGGCTAAGAGCACAGAAAATGGCGTAATAAGTTCTTAGGAGGTATACTTTTATTATGGAAATTTACAGAAATGACCCGGCTAATATTGATTTGAAGGTGCCAGTCACCGCAGTCAACGGAACTTTCGAGGTTACTGCCTACGAAGGTAATACATTGCTGTACACTTTTCCGACACCAAATGCGATTCCGGGCGGTGGTGGCTATAGAGTAGCCATGCCATTCAGCCTTGTTCAGGCAGATAAGTCTATTGACATTAGATGGAAGTTTAACTACCTGGAGTTTTCACAGGCGAAGACCTATAACTACACAACGAGAGTGGATGTCGTTACTCCGTATGTAACCCTTGATGAAATCAAGGAAGCTATTCCAGAGGTACTGACTATGTTTGATAGTGATGCTCGAATGAACATTGAGCTTGTACGTCTCGAAAGGCGAATCCGTGGAATTATCGATAACTTTACTGGACAGTCATTCGGAAGGTACATCGGAACTAGAGAAGTAATTGCTTCAGGTGAAGAAGAGCTTAAGCTTTCAGATAGACTAGTCCGACTTGATAATATTACTGGTGCAAACATCGTCTATTCAGAAGACGGCATCTCGTCACCAGGACTATACACATCTCGTGGCGATGGCTGGTATGTAGGATTCTCTGCCCCAATTCCAACAGGTGATTATGTATTCGAGAATGTTATTCGAGACCCGGACTCAACTTATAAGCGCGGGTTCCGAGACAATGTCGTTTACACAGTTACAGGTACATGGGGATGGGATGACGTTCCAGCAGAAGTAAGAGAAGCAGCCCTATCACTTTGTGAAGATGAGCTTTGCCCACAGTCAGAGTACCGAGACAGGTATCTAAAGAGTATTTCTGGTGATGGATGGAGATATGAATTCAATCCAAACGCCTACTATGGAACAGGAAGCGTCATTGCTGACCAACTTCTTGAGCCTTTCCGTCGTAGCACAATGACGGTGATTTAATTGATTAGATGCCTGAACAGTGCAAAGTTCAGCATGCTGGCAGACATTGTAAAGCCAGATGCAGCACCAGACGATTCATCTTCAACTGAAGGACACTGGGAATGGGTACAGGACCCTGACTCAGGTGCCTTTATTCAGGTTTGGGTAACAGACGACCCAAATACACCTGATGTTGAGGGGCACGTGGTAACGCTTAAGTGTCGAGCAAAGGCAGCATTGACCGGAAGCATTCGGTCAGCAGAACATTTCGGCTCAGAGTATTTGAATGAAGAATGGGTTAAGCTCGAACTTCCATACAATGCCGACATTACTTTGAGAGACAGAGTAACAAATATCAGAACACTCCGTGGCCAGTCACTCTGGTCAGAGGAAGAGTCTGATGGAAACCCACCTACAACATTCGATGTTTTCCGGGTTTCTCCAGAGATTGATGGATTCGGAAATCTCATTGGAAAGATTGCTCTAGTCAAGAGGGCGGTGGTTCAGTAATGGCCGGAAAGCCATACGTCGGTTTCAATGCCGATATTGCAGAAGCCTCCGCCCTCTCCGGGTTTCTTACATCATTGTCTGCTCAGATTAAGACTGACAGACATATTTCACCTGTTTTGAAGATGACTCATGCAATTATGTCAGATGAGTTTACAGCCTATATGTCTGTAGTTGCTCCAGCACAGATGTCCAGATTCCACCACGTGTATGAGTGGGGACAGATTGGAGACCCTACAGCAAAGCTTTGGGATGACGTTCTAATTGGTTCAGGCTCCGTGAGGACGGCTACATTTAAATGGCGGGCGTCGAAGCAATCTGTGCCCGTCCGAGAGGACTTCAAGGCTAAGGGTGTAAAGCAGATTCACGTCTTTGTCTGGAAGGCTCCCGTTATGGAGTATGGAAAGAATATTGTGATTGCCCCTAAGAGAGGAAAATTTCTCGCCTACTTTACTGGACCAACAAACCCAGAAAGTAAGTATGCAATGCAGGTCACTCAGAATCCAATTCAGGTAACTGACCCTGGTGGTCCAATGGTAAAGGGTTCCTTTACCAGAGAATATGTATCTTGGTGGGGTGGCACTGGAGCACAAGGAGTCTTTGAAACAAAGCTTCGAAAGGTTCTAGAAGAAGACCTAGGGCGTATGCCTATTGAAGAGGTTACGCGACCATTCAGAAGAGCACGAAATAAGAAGTTTGCTTTCCAGGCAATTGCAGATGCAGAGGCAGCGGAGAGAGCAGGAGCAATGGCTGCAAAGAAGTTTTTGGAGACCCGCTCAAGAAAGTATATTGAGGCTGCCAAGGCTAGAGAGAGGTTGATTGGATAATGGCAGATTACAGAGTTGTTGGTGCTCATGAAATCAACAAATGGCTGTGGTTCATGCTCAAGGATTTTGAGTATAAGCCTGGTGTAAAGGCTTTCAAGGACTACAAGGACTCCGGTAATTCTGCCGGGTATTCGATTGTACCTTTGATTCCTGGTTACCAATGGCCACAAATGAGCGATATCACGAAGAACAAGAGCCCGTATATCGTTTACAACTACATCATGTCATCTTACTCATCTGAATGGTGGATTTGCAGAGAGCAGTGTGCCTATGTCATCTACGACTTCGATGAAGAAAGATTGCGTGCAATTCATACGTATATGGTTGACCTACTAAAGAGAATGGACTGGACAGCGCGGGATATCAATAACAGTGGAAAGGCCGCTTCTAACTTTGACATTAAGTTTGTGCAGCTAACCAGTGCTAGTGGTCCTGATGATTTCGCTGTGACAACTGAGTTGACTCTCAGAGGTGCCATGGTGGTAGTCAACTATGAATATACAACAGACATGAATACATCAGAAGGAAATGGCTTTAGAGTATAACCGGGAATTTGGCTTTTTGAAGCTAATCACGATAATATACTCTTAGAGGAAGTGCCTAGCCAGCACAAAATTTTTTAACCCAAATGGAGGTGACATTCAAAAATGGCATATCAGGTACGTAACATTATCATTGGTGCAGCAGCTCTGTACATTTCTTCAGGCGACAGCACTGATTCAGGATGGAACGGTGGCCCAGCGCTACCAGCAGCATCATCTGGACAGTCTTTCACGACTGCTATGGACGCTTCTGCTAATTTCCGCCACACCGGTTTCACGACTGAAGGTCTTGAGGTTTCTTACGAGCCAGACTACGGTGAGGTAGAGGTTGACCAGCTTCTTGACTCAGCTAAGTTGTTCAAGCAGTCTATGAAGGTGACGGTTAACACCACACTTGCAGAGGCAGCCCTAGAGAATCTTCTAGTTGCTTGGGGACAGCAGTCAGCAACCCTTGCTTCTACGGCAAGTACGACAGACCTCGGAATTGCAGCAGGTGCTCTAGGTGATGAGCCTGTAGAGCGCGCTTTTGTAGCTGTTGGTCCTGGACCAAAGACAGCAGCAGGAGCAAAGCGTGAGCGTATTTACCACGCACGCCGAGTTCTATCTGTAGAGTCTTCTGCCCACAGCGTGAAGCGTAATGAAGCTACGGTATTCCCAGTTTCATTCCGACTTCTACCAGACCCTAACTTCACGGGTCAGGAGTACGGCGTAATTCGCGACCGTAACATCTAAGATTCAGCTTATGGAAGGCCCCACCGAAAGGTGGGGCTCTTCTATTTGGACCTTTTCCGGATTCGTGGTAAACTAGAATCACTAATGGAAGGAAAGGTTTAAATTGGCAACGACAGTTTATACTACTGAGGAAGTCCAGCTTCAGGATGGTTCTACAGTAACACTCAAGCCGCTGGTTATTAAGGCTCTACGTAAGTTTATGAAGATTATGGAGTCCTTTGGTGAGGCTGAGAATGACGACGAGAGCTTTGAGATTCTTCTTGATGCCTCTGCTGTCTGTCTAAAGGGAGAGCGTCCAGAATTCTGGGACGACAAGGAAAACAAGCACTCCGAGGCTTACGAAGATGTTGCAGATATGCCGACGATTTACAAGGTGATTGATGTTTGTGGTGGTATCAAGCTCAATGACCCAAATCTTCTAGCGATGGCTCAGGAGGCTCTTGGTCAGAACTAGACCTTGCTGGTCTAGAGGCCGAGGTTTTTCTCCTAGGCCAATGGAAAAACTTTGAGGAGATTGAGGACAACCTCACTCTCGATGAACTTCAAGCAATTCTAGAGGCATCGCGCAAGCAGGAGTATGACAGGCACAAGTTCGCGGCTGCTCTTAAGGGAGTAGATTTGGACGCTGAAAGAAAGAGTGAATCTTCATTTGAGGAAGTGAAGAGAAGAGCGGAAGCAAAACTGCGCGGTATTACCGAAGAGCAGATTGAGTTTTCCGACATTGGTATCGCAATGGTTGAAGAAGAAAATTAAGGACTGAGACAAATAGAAAATATCCAGATTCGATTTAGTGGCTCTGCAAACTTTAGTGAGGTTTCCAGAGAAGTAGCCCGCCTGAATGCGCAGTTGCAGACAATGCAGCGCAACATGTCTGCGGGTGCTTTGTCGATGAGCGATGTTAACTCTCAGCGTGCAGCTTTCAACCAGCGAATTAACCAGACGGGCAGCCTAGCTACACAGGCTGTCCAAGCTAGAACTGCAACAACAGTTCTTACAGAGGCATTGATTAAGCAGGATGTTTCCCTGCGTCAGTCAATGCAGGTTCGTAAGCAGTTTACGAATATCCTTAGAGAACAGTATCAGCTCCAGAGAGCAATGGCTGTTCAGTATACGACTTCAACGTCCGGCCGAATGAGCGCGGACATGATTATTCCACGAGACGCATCAGCTAGAGTAAGCCAGATGACAGGTTCTTTGGCAGCAAACTCGCGTGCGCTTGTGACCAATTTGAGAAATACAGCCCTGCTGAGTGAAGCATGGGGCGTTATGCGTGTCCGAATTGGTCTTGCAGCAGCAGCAATGAATGCCGCATCTGCTTCCATGATTAAGTGGGGTAAGAATACCCAGTGGGCTGGTCGTCAGCTTATGGTTGGTTTCACAGTCCCCCTTATGGCATTTGGCGCGGTGGCTGGAAAGGCTGCCTATGACGTAGACGCTGCAATGACTCGTATTGCAAAGGTTTACGATACAACAGCCACAACAGTTGCCGGAAGACAGAGAGAAATGGACCAGCTTAGAATTCAGTCCATGTCTATGGCTACTCAGGTAGCCAAGCTTTATGGTCAGTCAATGAAGGACACCCTCGGTATTGAGGCCGACCTTGCTGCGACAGGTCTAAAGGGTGCTCAGCTACAGCAGTCTACCGTAGCTGTTACTCGTGCCGCAACTCTTGGTGAATTGGATAAGCAGCAGGCTATTAAGGCCACCATCGCTTTGCAGTCCGTTTATGGTGATAGTTCCGAGCAGCTAGCTAAGGACTTCAACTACATGAACGCAATCGAGAATGCGACAAGCCTTTCTATGCAGGACTTCGTTGATGCTATCCCTCGTGGTGCTGGTGTTATGAAGAATCTTGGTGTTGACCTTCGTGAAATGGGTATTATCCTTGTAGCCCTTAAGCAGAATGGTATTTCTGCTGCCGAAGGTATGAACGGTATGCGTTCCGCCTCTCAGCGTCTCCTTATGATTACTCCAAAGGCTGAAAAGACTTGGCATCAGCTACTTCCAGATGCCGGGAATCTTCAGAAGATTGTTGATGTAAATAAGGGAGAGTTCATCCCCATCCTTCAGCAGATGGGTGAGGAAATGAAGAACCTTGACAATTACCAGAAGCAGGAAATCATTGCCCGAGTATTTGGTGTCTACCAGGCCAACAAGATTTATGGTGTTCTTGACGGACTTATCAATAGAACTGGTCAGGTAAAGACTGCATATGGCGTAATGAATCAGGATATCAAGGATTCCGGAAAGAGCGCGGATATTGCACAGAACGAGCTTTCTAAGATGGCCGAGTCTGCATCAGGTAAGTTCAAGAGAGCGCTGGAAAGCATTAAGGCACAGCTAGCCAAGGTCGGGGAACCGTTCCTTGAGATTGGTGCTAAGATTCTTGGATTTGTTGGCGGGTTGTTCGATATGTTCAATTCAATGCCAGGAATGTTCAAGAAGGTTCTAGCAGCCCTAGTAATTGGTGGTGCCATTCTAGGTCCAATCATTATGCTAGTCGGTTTGTTCGGTAACCTTATCGGACACATCATGAAGCTTGGTGGTCTAATCACTGGTCTCTTCTCAAGATTCCGTCCATTGACAGTAGAACAAAGAGCGCAGGCAATGCTTGCAGAGCGCTCTACTTTGGCATGGAACAACCAGGGAAGAGCCGCACAGGCCCTTGCTGGTCAGCTTGCAATGCTTACCACTCAGATGGAGCGTCAGGCACTTGCACAGATGCAGGCCAACGGAACAGCAATTACGCGCTTTGGTAATACTACTCCAAATTACGCCACAAACATTGGTGGAATTGGTCCAGCAGCGCCAGTTGCAGGACAGTACCGACAGACAGCGAATGGCCGTTACCAGAATACCTCAACAGGTCGATTTGTTTCTTCAAGAGAGGCAAACGCCTATGCAGCAGCTCAGGCAGCAGCAGCTAGGTCATCTGCACAGACAGCCGCAAC